CGTCGGCGAGCTAACGCTCGATGAAACATCTGAGCTTATTCAATATACAGATGTTCGTCTTAGAAAAAAGATTGATAATAGCAGAATTAAACTAGAATGTATTCCACCAGAAGCATTTAGAATTAGTAGTGATGCAAAAGATATTGAAGATGCCGCGTATGTAGGTATCCAACAAGATATGACTAAGTCAGACTTGCGTAAATACTATCCTGAATGGGCAGATGACCTAGATGAACAAGTCTGGTCAGAACTTGGTGTTGAAGGCAATTGGCTAGGTAATAGCCCTTATAGTCAAGAAATTGCTGCTAGAAAAGAAATAGTAGGCCAAACTTATTGGCAAGGAATGGACTCAGAAGGAGTGTACCCGCTGGAAGCAAACAGCGAAGTTACAGTAACCGAGTCCTGGCTAAGAGTAGATAGAGACGGTGATGGTATTGCAGAACTAAAGCACTTTATAACTGCTGGAAATCACATCCTTTGGGAAGAAGACTGTGAAATGATTCCCCTTGCGTCTATTGTACCAATTGATATCCCACATGAGTTTTATGGTTTGTCTATGGCAGACTTCACTCGTAGCTCTACCTTAGCATCTACAGCAATCCTCCGTGGATTTGTAGAAAACACATATTTAACTAACTATTCGCCTAAGTTGGCAGATCCTAATGTAGTTGATTTTAGTGCTCTTCAAAACATGAAGCCAAAACAAATCATTCCTACTAACGGTAATCCAGCTGCAGCAGTATCCGCATTGCCCCCAGAAACTATTTCTACGGGTACAGTTCCGTTGCTTGAACATCTACAGACTATTAAAGAACAAGCAACTGGCATGTCAAAAGCCGCACAAGGGCTTAATGATACGCTTTATGTTTCAGGTAATTCTGAACAAAAGCTAAGTGCTGTTCAATCAGCAGCACAAAAAAGAATCCAGCATATCGCGCGTAGATTTGCGGAAACTGGATTCAAGCGGCTTATCTGTGGCGTATATGAGACTATGAAATCAAATATGAAGGGTCGTCAAACATACTATCAGGATGGAGTATATGGATCTATCAATATGGCAGATCTACCTTCTAAGATGGATGTAGAAATTCTTCTTGATATTGGTGAAAATTCTAATGCTAACCAAATACAAAAGCTTAGTAAAGTTGGCGCAGAAATTCTTCCATCGTTAAATCAACAAGGTGCTGGTATGATTATCAAACCAGAAGCTCCTGCAGTTCTTGCAACAAAGCTTATTGAGGCTATGAATTTAGACAGTAATGATTTTCTAGAGGACTACACTACTGAAGAATTCAAACAACGAGCACAACAAGCAATTCAGCAACAAACACAAGCTGCACAGGCTAAACAACAAGTTGAACAACGCAAAATGGAAGCAGATGCTGCCCTTGCAGAAGCTAATGTTGGTTATACCAATGCTCAAGCTAAGAATACAATGGACGACAATGCTCGTCAACTTGCGGTGTCTATTGATAGGCATTTCCAAGAATGGGCTGATCTTACGGTTAAAGCAACTAAAGAGGGTGCTGAGTTACCTCCGCATCCAGACTACGATCAGGTCATTATGTTAGCGAGGCAAATATTACAACAAGGATAAAAAATGGACAAATACCGAAAGGCAGCCGAGAAGAGGCTGGGTAATGAAAAGTCCTACGGTAAACATAAAATTCATCCCGAAGAACTAGCTAGACAAGCGCTTATAAAAGGCGAATTTACGGTTAGGGAACGGGATGAATTCTTTGATGAAGCGTATGGCGAAGTTCTTGTAGACTACTTTGTGGAATGGCTTAAGACCGATCCCCATGAAACTAAAACAAGAGAGTTTCTTTATGCAGCAGCAATGGGGCTTGGTAGTGTAAAAGAAAAGCTTATGGCATTTGAAATGTACGGCAAAAACATTCCACATATAACGGAGGACAATGATGAGAGAAATTGATTACGAACGTATTCTAAATAATATTAAGGAAATGATTAATACGCTAGAATATGATTCAATGCGTAGTGGTGGCAAAACAAAAATAAATGCTGGAACGCTAGGAGAACTGCTTAACCTACAAAAACACTACGAAGATAAAATAAATTCTAAAAAGCAGCCGAATAAGAAGGAGGCTTAATGATGGCAGAAGCACAAGTAGACTCTACCCAATTGGATGACTCTACCGCTACTGGTGGTCAAACAGAAGCGGAAATGCTGGATAACATTCTTCAAAGCACAGCGTTTTTAAACAATGAAGAATCTTTACCCGATGAGCAAATCCCTGAAGTAGACACGGAAGAATCTGACGAAGACGAACCCGAAGCGTCAGAGGAAAACGATACTGAAGAAGTTGAAGAAGAAGTTGAAGAAGACGAAGAAGAAACAGAAACTGAGGATGATGAGTCTACCCAAGATGTTGATGTTTATTCTACGGACGACCTCGACTTGGAAGCAAAAGTTGTTGTCAAAATTGATGGCGAAGAAACAGAAGTTTCCTTTGGTGACCTTATTAAAGGTTACTCTACTGAACAACATCTATCAAAGAAGGGTCGTGAAATTGGTGAAGCAAGAAAAGAATTAGAAGAAGAATATCAATCTAAATTAGGTGATATTGAAAAGACTGCACAAGCATCTTCTGCAATTCTATACTCGCAGGAACAAACGTTTGCCAAACAGTATCATGAAATTGAATCTCAAATTGAAAAGGCTCGTGAAGAAGGCGATACCTATGAGGTCAATGAACTAAAAGACAAACGTGAACAAATCCAAAAGAAATATTGGGATGCACGAAATCAACGAGAAAGTATTATAAATACTGTTGAGTCTAAACTTCAAGAGCAACAAGAAGCAGCTTGGAAAGAACAAGTTGAATATTTTAATTCCGTTATTCCTGAAATGATTCCAGACTTTGACGAAAAGACAGCTATGTCAATTCGTGAGTTTGCAATTGAAGAAGGAATTGCTCCTGAAATATTAGATACAATTGCAGATCCAGTTATTGTAAAGTTTGTAGATGATTATCGGCGACTAAAACAAGGTGTTGCCAAAGGTCAAGCAAAACGCAAAACTGCATCTGTAAAACGAGCACCAGTTAAAAAGGCTAAACCTGCAGCTAAACGAAAAGCACAACAAGAAAAGTCAATTAGAGAACGTGCTTTTAGTGAAAATGCAACTGAAGCTGAACAAATGGATTTTCTCCGAGGTCTTGCACAACGCTCTTTAAATCTTTAGTACCGTTGGAGGTAATTTAAAATGACTAATGTACTTGGTGTACGTGGCGTAGGTGGACCAGCAGGTCCAGCTCGTGGCACTGGTAAAGACGTCTCACAGCGTGAGGCACTTGCCGACTTTATCACGATGATTACTCGTGATGAAACTCCTTTCTTGTCTTCTATTGGTAAGACAAAAGCTACTGCTATTTATCATGAATGGCAAACAGACACACTGGAAGCTCCAGGCTCAAGCCGGATTCCAGAGGGTCAGGACTTTCTTGAGCCAGCAAGTGGTGGTGCAACTGCAACTCCTGCTGTTGGTGGTAAGTTCGCAACTGATGGACCTAATCGCACTCGCTTGGGTAACTACACTCAGATTAATGGTAAAACAATTGCTGTATCTGGCACACGCCGCGCAGTTGACCAAGCTGGTGTAGCAGATGAGTATGCTTATCAGCTCAAAAAGCGCGGTACTGAACTGCGCCGTGATGTTGAGCATGATATGGTTCACTCATTTAACGTATCAAATGCTGTTGGTTCTCAAAACTCAAACGCTCGCTCAGCTGGTGGTTTCCAGTCGTTTATTAACTCTGGTTCAACCGTCAACTATGTAGGTCAGTGGGCAGCACCTGCAACTACTGCAGATGGTACTGCTGTTACCCGTTCTTCTTTGACAACTACTGCAGCACCAACTAAAGGTGCATTGGCTTTGTCAGACATTGACGAAGTTATGCAAAAGATTTATCAGGAAGGTGGTAAAGCTAGCCGCATCATGGTATCTCCAAAGCTTCGCCGTGACTTCTCTGACCTGATGGTCGGTGACACTGGTGTTCGCCGTAACATGGATGCCGATGGTAAACTGCGCCAGTCTGTAGACGTATATATGTCTGACTTTGGCGACATCATGGTAGTTCCTAACTACATCATGGGTCTGTCAAATAGCGTTCAGTTTATTAACTCGAACTCTACTCCTGCAAATCTTGCAGCAACCACCGAAGTCAAAGACTTCTCCGCACTGATCTATGATCCAATGTGGTTTAACATTGCTACACTGCGTCCTATGCAGGAAGTTGATGTAGGCCAGAAGGGTGATTCAACTGTTGGTATGATGGTTGAAGAATTCACCTTAGAAGTTCGTAACCCGAAGGGTTGTGGTGCTATCTACGGTCTTAACTAGAAATATTGGGGAGGCTCTTAACAGGGTCTCCCCTATTTTTAATATAGGAGTATAAAATGGCTAAAGGATTTAGTGACGACTATACAATGGATGAGTCTGTCAATATGCCTATCTCTGAAATGGAAAAAGAATTAGATAGACGCTTTAAAGATAGTTTAGCTTCCCCTCTCCGAGATCGTGCTACTGAGAAAGGAAACAATATGCGAGTTCCTGGACCAGGCCAAGATATTGATGCGCTTGGTCAAGTTTATAATTTACCACCAAAGAAAGTAATTAACATTTTAAAAGAACCTAAAATTAATCCTGACTATAATCGTAATACAGGTTATGGTCCAAAAGGAAATATCTTCCCAAGTTCTGCTGCACAACGTGCAGAATATGATAAAATGTATGGTGGTACTGGTTCAGCCAATGCACAAGCAATGGAAGCTCTTCGCCAAATGGGAAGAGAAGGAATGGTGGCTAAAAGAGCTAGAGAACGCTATGAGGCAAGTCCGGCAGGTAGAACACCACCCGAAAGACCTAATTATACGCTCAGACAGATCTTAGGTAAATAAGGAGAAATAGATGCCAATTGTAATTAAAGCACGCGAAAAAATGTCAATGCCTAAAAGTAAATCTCAAGCATTTGAAGATTACAAAAAGAAAAAAGGTTATCGGCATAAGGCAGACCCTAAACACGCAATGAACCGTGAACGCACTGGACCATCAACTCTTAAAGAAGATCCAGTATACAAAAAATCAGGCGGTAAAATTTATAACTGCCGTTAATTAATAAAAGGAGTACAGTAAATGCTAGTTATTCAACTTGCTAACGGGAATACTTACCCTGCAGAAACATGTGTATGGCGTACCGCAGCTTCAGGTGACACAGGCTATAAGTTAACTCACTTTGATATTGGTACACCAACAGTTGCAGTAGGTGCAACACCAACAGCAGCACCAACAGGTGCACAACTTGGCTATATTGGTAAAAGTGGCAGATTTGTTGCTTATACTGAGCCTGCTTAAGTGATATAGAGAGGACATTATGTCAAAAGAAAACGAATTTAAATTTCACAGTGCTACAGTAAAAGAAAAAGGAATTAATGCTGGATTTGACTTAGATACTGAACAATGGGAAGCTAAGCAAGATATCAGTGATTATAAAGAACACGCAAGATTAGAGCGTGAAAAGCAAGAATACTATGGAATTCGAAAAGATGGTTATCGAAAATTAGCCACTATTCCTGATATTGTTGCTCTTGATATACTTCAAAAGTATAAGCTAGATCTTCATGATCCTACATTTATGCGTGATCCTAATAATCTTAAAAAGCTTAAAACTATTCTTATGACTGAGTATCGTGATCTTGTCGTAAATACTTAAGGAGGTTAGTATGGCGAGAACTTATGCCGATTTCGTAAGCTTAGTTCGAGACTGGGCTAATCGAGATTCAGCATCACTAAGCGATGCTATTATTAAAGATGCTTTAAATTACGCCGCAGATAAAGCGTATCGTAAGTTAAGGATCTCTGCTCTAGAGGCAACGGTTACTTACAATGCTACAGATCTTCGTGCAGCAACAACAGATGGCACAGGCTTAGTTTCTAGCCGTACAGAAATTACTGCTCCGGTAGATCTTATTGAGTTTATTCAAATTAGAGAAATAGATGCTAATGAAAATACAACTCGTATTTTTAATGAAAAAGCAGATCTAAGAACATTTAACGATGGTTATGGTGAAAAATATAATAGTGATGCTTATTGGTCTAGACAAGGGAATACAATTATCCTTGCTCCAGGTTTTGAAAAAGCATTTTCATTAGGAACACCTGATAAAATTGAATTACATTACTATCGGAGATTACCTGCATTAAATGCAACTTATGATGTAAATGTTGCTAATTACAATGCTGGATTTCTTGATGTATCAAGCGCAGGAGTAACTGATGCTGCACCGTTGTATTTTAATAGTAATACAAGTACAACTGCTTATGCAACATCTGCAGCTGCACAAGCCGCAGATCCTGCAGGTTTAGTATCAATTACTTATTATATCGGTCAAGAAACTTATAATTGGCTAAGAGATGAAAACGAACGTGTGCTTCTTATGGGAGCATTAGCCGAATGTTTTGCTTATCTTCAAGATGATGAACAAGCACAAAAATATATGGGTATGTTCCAAAATGAAATTGCAGAATTGAATGATGAAGACGCCCAGCGTAATGCTTCTGGCGGTAATATTCAAATTCACTTTAATGGGAGGGGCTTAATCTAATGGCAACACCAGCACTTCCCGATATTAAAAATTTAGCAGGGGCAACAAATGATGAAATGGATGGTGGTCTTTTTAGTACTGCCACTCCAACTTCAGTTAGCTCTGTACAAGAAGCAATTCGAGCAGATGTAGCAGATGCAGAAGCAGCAAAGGTAGCGGCGCAAGTTGCCCAAGGTGCTGCAGAGTCCGCTGCAACTAATTCGGCGACTAGTGCCACTAATTCAGAATCATCTTCACAAGCAGCTCAAGCGGCACAAGCAGCGGCAGAAACTGCTCAAACTGCTGCTGAAACTGCCGAAACAAACGCAGAAACAGCTGAAACAAACGCTGCTTCAAGCGCTGCAGCCGCAGCTACTAGCGCAACAAATGCGGCTACCTCAGAAACGGATGCGGCTACAAGCGCTACAATTGCGGCCACGTCAGAAACAACCGAGGCATGTTCTGCCACCGCAGCAAATACTGCAAAGCTTGCGGCACAAGCAGCTC